CAGAGCAGAACAAAAAGCAGAGAGAATGAAAGAAAAAACTGCGAGATCTGTAGCTACAAGAAAACGAAACAGAATCAAGAAACAGAAAGATGACCTCAAAAAAAATCAACAACAGTTAAAAAAGGTAACTGAGAAATTAGAAAAAACCACGGTTACTGGTCCGTTAGGTGGTAAGATAAAGGTCAAGACGCTAAAAAAGATTACTGGTGGTGCACCAGGTTTGGACAGAGGTCCACGAAGCAAGATGTTTATTGGTAAAAAACTTAACATGGGTGGTGTAATGAAAAATCGTGGTGGGACGTTCAAGGGAGTTTATTAATGTCAGATGAAGCAGATAGAATCAGAGCGTATAGAGAATTAGCTGGAAAAGGACAACCAGTTCCTGGTAAGAATTATGGTGTAATACTACCGAAAGGGAAAAGTGTACCACCGACCAAGGGTCCTGCTAAGATGAAAGCACCTTTCAAGCCAAAGCAATTAGATTTATTTAAGAAGAAAGCGGGTGGTTATACAGTAACCAATCGTTTTTCAAAGATCATGTTACCAGAAAAGAAGAGAACAACTAGGATTACATAATGGCACAACAACCACAGAGTTTAGCAAAAACTTTAGACGATTTCAAAAGACTTGGTAAAGGTGTTGGTGTTGGTGAAACTTTTGATATATTAGGTGCACCAGCCGATCTTGCAGACGCTTTCTTTTCTGTAAGAAAAGCATTGTTTCCGTATTCTGATTTAGGTCAAGCTAAAGCAGCAGAGGATTTAGCTAAAGGTATTGGCTCTGAAGCCTTAATAAAAAAAGCGGGAATAGATATTCCAGAGATGGGTTTTAACCTTGAGAGTGCAGGCAGAGTTGTGGCTCCTGGGTTTCTTCTTACAAAAGGTGCGATAGGTTTAAAACTCTTATCTCAAATGATGGATAGAACTCCACCGCCTAGTGGTGGTTTTGCTATGGCGACAACTGCCGCGAGTAAAATACCAGATCCATTACCACCTACACCTAGTGAGCAGTTGATATCAACAATGGCAGCGAGTGATAATTTGCCATCAACGCCAGAGCCACCAAAAAGAGCAGATGTTTTTGAAGATGATTATTTAAAAAAGGATGTAAAGATAGGTGCAGCTATCAGTAAAGATGGTGTTTTCTTTTCTAATTTATTGCAAGAGATAGAGAATATTGGCACAGGTCAAGGTGAACTCCAACAAATAGTACAGACGAGGATGCCTATGTTGGAGACATTCACAACTAAAAAAGGTAAGACGGCACAAAGACCAGTAAAAGATGATGCTGGTAACATAATGTATCAAGATGGGGTAACTACTCGTGTTGAAGGTATAAAGTTCCCTATGACAGGTGCACAAATTTTAGAAAAATTTGAGACATTAAAGGGTGGTATAAACAATAGGTTATATAAAGAAGCAGAAGAAACTGGTTTAATTCGTTACTTAGAGTTAAATCCAAAAGAAAAGTTTGAAGCAGCAGACGGCAAGGAAAAATTATACAATATTGCATCACAGTTTACTCCAGAACTAGAAGTTAATGTGTATAAAGAGTCAGATCAGTTAGCTCTTGATTCACAAATTTCTAATTTAAAAAACAACGCATCAAATCCAAACTTATCTCAAGAAGAGAAAACTGATCTTTTAAACCAAATCAGAAATCTTGAGCAAGTAAAAAGAAGATCTAATACGGGCATGAAAAATAAAGGAGAACAAAGAATAGATCCTGGAGGTGATTCTATTTATGATGTTGTTCATACTATTTTTGGAACGGGTTCAAAAGGAAATCAAATCCTAGGATCATCACTTGATAGATTTAATGTGACAAACACGGTCAAAAAGTCCATGGCAGCGTTAGAAGATTTTTTCAAATCAACGGGAGATACAACCAGTTTAAAAGAATTAAAACAAAGTTACAGTGAACATGGGTTTGATCAAGCTGTTGATGGTGGTTATTATGCACACACGAGAGCTGTTGATGGTTTTATGGGTTTTGAATTAGGTCCTAACGCACCAAAACTAGAAGATTCTAGACTTGTAAACGAGGTACAAATCAATCAAGCAATGCAAAAACAAAGAAAGCTGATTCAAGACTCACCAAAAAGAATAGATGAAGTTAAAAGAAACATAGCACGACAAGATGAAAGACTCGCAGAGCTTAATACAAAACTAAATCAAGCCACTCTTGATCGTACAGATGGAAAAATTACTGATAGTCAATTTGATAATATTAAGAAAGATATAGAGAAGAAAAAAACAGATATAAATCTATTGAAAATTTCTTTGAATAAAATGATTCGTAATCCAAACGAAATTTTATTGAACTCGACTTTAATGGATATTCAACAAATTCTTAAGTTAGATAAAGAAAACGAGGTTGGAATATCAACTTTTACTGAAACCAAAGCTAAACTGCAAGATGAAGCAAAAGCGTTATTAGAAGAAAAAGATAATTTTTTAACAGAAGTTGAAAAATTAGACAAATTTAACACCTCTTTAAAAGAAAAAGTATTTCAAGTAGATAATGATATAAACCAGGCGGCTGTTGACCAGTCAACATACAACTTGAACAAAGATCCAATACTTAGTTTTTTTGGTGAAGACGTAACGAATCCTCGAAATAATTCTCGTCTGTTTAGCACAGGTAGTGATACTGACACAGTTTCATTAACTACAAGAGATTTTAATATGAGCAGAATAGACGAGAACGATATTTCTGAAATTAATATTGGAGTGCCTAGTTCAATAAAGAAATTTATATCAAAAAAATTTACACCAGAAGAAGGAGCTGCTCTTTTTCTTAAAAATGTTGAACCAAGTTATCTAAATGCGAATCAAGCCATGGTTGCCAAAAGTATGCAAGGAAAAGAAAGAGGTACTATAAATAGTGCTTTTTTTACTTTTTTGAATAGTGGTAGAGATGCAAAACTGATAGATAGAGATTTACAAAGAGATTATTATGAAACCGTAGACAGACTACTTAAAGATAAAAAAATTAGTCCAGAACAATTTGATAAAGAATTAAGATATTCTGGTATTCAGAAAGGTAGAGAGGTTGTTGAAACACCTTTGAGATTTGCAAAATATGTTCAAATGAAAATATTAGACGATAAAAATTATTTCAAAGATCCTCAAAATGTTTCTAAATTTTTTAAGGATGCGTTTAGAAACCATGGTTTAGAGTTAGAGCAAAAGTACATAAAAGCAGCGACAGTAAAAAATATTGTTAACAATAATGAGTTTAGAAGATTAATTGGAAAAGATAACATAAAAGAATTAGCACAAAGACTTGAGGCTGTAGATAAAGCAAACAGAAAAAGAATAGATGACGCACCAAGTAGATTTAATCCTGAAAGACAAAAGATTCTTCAAGATTTTATGGCAGATGCTGAACTAGACAGACGGGCAAAAACAAAAGGTTCTCAGATAATTGAAAAAATAATAAATGAAACTGTTGATGCGTATACTTCACAGAACAACAGAATACCAACACCTATTAACACAGGAAACTCTATAACTAGACTTACTAGTAGAACCAAAGAAAATGGAGTTACAAAATATAAATATGATTTGGGGGTGAACAATGTTGCAGATTTTACATACACTGCACCTAAGAAAATACTGGGTGTAACACCTCCTGGAGTAAGAGGATCTGTAGATTTTAAATATATTGATTTAAGTCCAGAGGCTTTAAAAAACGAAGTAAAAAAAGATATTTTTGCAGATGTTCATTTAAATGTGTTTTCAGAGTACCAAAATCCAATCATAGAAAGCATGGCTAATCAAGAAAGACTTAATGAACTAGCTAAAGAAAAAGCTACAGCACAAGAGAGAGCTAAAGAACTAGTTAATCGAATAAATGATGTTAAAGAAAAACTAAGACCTTTTGAGCAAAGAGATGCCATGGTTAAGCTAATTGATAAGTTAGGTGACAAAGTACCACAAAAGATAAAAGACTCTTTAAAAGAAACTCTAAAACATATAGATCCAAATGATTCTTTTGAGTTAGCTAAAAATCCACCAGTTCAGAACTCACAACAAGGACTAGAGTTAATGGTTCATAGGATGATAAGTGATGCTAAAAAAGAAGGGAAGAGGTATATTATTTTTCCAAAACTAGCAGATTATGCAGCAGCTGGAAGTCGTACTGCTAGGGATCCTAAAAAATTTAATTTTGCAGTAGGTTCACAACAATTAGGTTCTATACTAAGAAAATATGGTAATGCGTATTTTACAAAAGAAAGATTATATAGTTCATCTTCTGACATTTCTCCAGACTCTACAAGAATGTTAGAGATAGGAAAAGTGCGTGGTGCACCTGTAAAAGAAGAGTCAGATCTTTTTAGGATTATTGATTTAGATAAGGTAGATTCTGATTTAAAAGTGCCAAGATTCAAAAAAGGTGGTATATTAAGTAAATTTAGAAAGGTAGCGTGATGGCAGAAAGAGGACAAATACCTCCGATGGTAGAAAAAGAAATCGGTGCTGGTGGACCTGGACTTATACCAGAGACTGATAGTTTGCAGATAGAAGTAGACGATACTACACCAATGTTACCAGAGGGTATCGAACTTGATACTGGCGAACAAATGGAAGTTGCGGCAGAGCCATACAACCATGAAGCTAATTTAGCAGAAGTTTTAGAAGATGGTGTACTGGCATCTATTGCATCTGATTTACAATCAAAAGTAAAAGAAGACTTAGAGTCAAGATCAGACTGGGAAGAAGCTATTGCTAAAGGATTGAACTTGCTTGGCATAAACTACGAAGATAGAAGTGATCCATTTTTGGGTGCAAGTGGTGTAACACATCCGTTGTTATCAGAAGCAACAACACAATTTCAATCACAAGCATATAAAGAAATGTTACCAAGTGGTGGTCCAGTAAAAACACAAATACTTGGTGCACCAACCAAAGAAACAGAAGATCAAGCACAAAGAATAAAAGATTACATGAACTATCAGATTACTGAAGTCATGGAAGAATACGATCAAGACACAGACCAGATGTTGTTTTATTTACCACTTACTGGTTCTACATTTAAAAAAGTGTACTTTGATCCTACAAAACAAAGAGCGGTATCTAAATTTGTACCCGCAGAAGATTTAATAGTTCCGTACTCTGCTTCTGATATTAGAACAGCAGAGCGAGTTACACACATGGTGCGGATGAGTTTTAATGATATCCGTAAGCTACAAGTTGCGGGAGTGTATAAAGATGTTGAGTTATCTGCAAACGACTCTGGAGAAGATGAGGGAGCCATCCAAGAAACTACTGATGAATTGCAAGGATTACATCCTAACTATTCAGACGACAGTTACACCTTACTTGAAATCCATGTTGACTTGGATTTGGAAGGCTTTGAAGATCTGGATAGTCAAGGGCAGCCTTCGGGTATTATGTTGCCTTATATTGTCACCATTGATCAAGGCTCA